ACAGATTTCGGCGCTATGGATTCTACAGTGTACCACGAAACTCAAGAAGCAGTCGAAAGGAAATTGCTCAGGAAACTCCACCCAAAATTAGTCAATAGATTGCTACAATTCGGTTTCCCACGGAAAGCTATTGATGAATCTCTTAAGTGGATGGCAGCCAGCGTTAAAACTACAAAGATCTTTACAACTGTAGGGAAAATAATCATCAAACGCAAAGGCGGTCGTGCTTCAGGTGATCCAGCAACTACTTGGGCTAATACTCTCACCACTCTGATGTTCGGTAAAACTTGTATGGCAGCCATAAGAAAAAATTACCCTTGCAAAGTGTCAGGCGATGATTTCACTGCATTTTCGAGCAGTAGAGAAGACATAAAGTCCCTTAGAGACGAGCTTCTCAAAAATACGTCTAGAACTCCGGACGATGATGGCATTCATAGTGGTTTTGTAATTCCTTCAGACGAATGTGCCATAGGTGTCAATAGAGCAACTTTTTGTTCAAAGACTCTCCATGTCGAAGAATGTGCGACTCTCCCAAAATTAGAAAACTTTTACTTCAACTCTAGACTTTATACAGGTTCTAATAGGAGTATTCTAAGAGATAGTAGAGTACACAGGTATGCAGTTGCTTTAAGTAGACTGCTATCGGCAGGTTCGTCGCGAATTCTCCAGGATTACGCGTTGCAGATGTGCGGAGACGTTATGAGTGACTCCGTAGAAGAGACTAAGGATAAGCTAACATCAATGTTAGCTGAGAAAAAGGTGAGCTTCTTTCAAATGTTCGGAAATTTTTGGGAGAAACAAGAAATTCACCACTCAGACGAAATTGATCTTTTGGTAGCTCAAGAAGCTATCAATGAAAAGATCGATCTCAGCGTTATGTTGGAAAAACCCGAAGGCAACGTCAAGTTCTACCTGATGGCTGGATACGAAAATAAAAATCGTAAAATGATACAGCAAAAGAAAGAAGCTCGTAATGTGATGGCACATTTCTTCCATCCTGATGGACAGCCCATTAGGATTTCCGCAGGAGGTAGAAAAGATATTGCGGTAGGTTCAGTGAAACAACACTTCACTGATCATAACTCGTCAGCCGAAAAAGTCTTCCGTTTCCAGATGCATGACTTGCATACTCTAGGATATGTCTACTATCCAAGTCATACGAACTGGGGCTTCTCAGGGTTAAACGCCTTAACCTCTCAAGTTGGTCCCACCCACACAGACTACTTAGTCACTTCTTACAACGTAGTGTTGGAAGAGACAGCACCTATAACCGGAGTTCAAGGAAGATTCTACGTTCTCCACGCTAACGACCCACAACTTTCTGTGGAGAGCATCAGACAACACCCTAATACTATGCCTGTTAGCATCAGGGATACAGTAGTCCAAACAATGGTACCAGACACTCCCAACGACTTATTATTCATAAGAAACCCAGCAGATGCTTCCGTAATGGAAAGATATTTGTACGTTGTGGCGGATGGGGTAGGAACAAATTCTAGGATTGCGGTAACAGTCACAATCAAATATGAGTTTGTAATAACCCACCCTTATAAAGGTATTGCTGCTCCAGCTGAAAGACACGTGAAGGTTGGACAACATGGAATTATCGACTGGGTTTCAGATGCAGTCGGTAAATTCAATTACATGTCTCCGGAGGCGAAGAGAGGTTGGATGGATAATATTTCTAGTCTGTACAACACAGGCGTGAATATTACACAAGCTCTCGCTAGTATACCAAAGGTAGCAGCTCCAGTCATGGCTCTCATGGGTAGTTACAACATGGATAGGTCAGGACTCAAGGTTCTCCGCAATACAGCTTCTTTAAAGAAAAGAAGCCAGAAGAAGGGAAAGTCGAAGAGAGGTAGAAAGGCTAGATTTGCCGGATTTAAGAAGGTATCCACTAGCAACTATAGGTTCGTCTAAGGAGAAGGCGAAAATCACCCCGCTTTACTGACGATAGATAAAGTCTCATACGTCGCAGTAAATTCAATCAAGCCTCAAGAGGCAAGAGACTACTGGCTGAAACAAGCCTTGGAAATGGTTCAACCTAAAGGAACCGAAAACGCAGCTTAAGCGCTTTAAGCAAAACAAATCCGCGACGCGCAAGTGATCGCAAATTAAACAAGACGAGCGAAAGCTTGATCTTCAAAACAAACCAGTCTGGGGGGGTAAAATACCCGGACTTAAAAATAC